CTCCTCGCTTCCCCCGAATGCTCCGCTGTTGTTCCACTGGACAGCGAAATTCGGAGGCGCGGGATCAGATCCGTCAACGATCGTCCAATCGCCGTCGCGGCGCCCGTAGATGTTGCCGTCGTATGGCGCGTCGATCCACGGGTTGACCACAGTCCACTGCATCGAGCCTGCAAAGAACTGCCTGCCGTACTGCTGCCCGTCGTCAGGTGCCTCGGGCCAGGGATCTGTGAGGACGATGTAGTCGAGCAGATTGTTGAAGAACCGATACCAGATCTCGTTCGCGTTCCCGTCGTCGGTATACGCGATCGGCGTGATGATCGGCGGGATGCGAGGCTTGCTGATCGTCATTTGGTCAGTATCAGTGAAGCGCTCGTGATTGCCACCGGCACCTGTGCGCTGATGCTCACCTCGCACACCATGTCGCGGCCGCGCCCGAGTCGGTTCCAGAGCGCGCGTGCCAGGTACTCACCCTGCTTCCCGATCGACACCGTGCGCTGCGGACCCCATGTCTGCCCGCCATCCTTGCTCACGCGCAGCATCGCTTGCGGATCGTTCGATTCTCCGGTGCCCGTGCCGTTGCCGACACCCGGTTGGAACGCGATCTCCAGTCCGCTGATGGTGATGTCTTCATCCTGGTCGAAAACGTGCGGCGAGACTCGCGTGCGTATGATGCCGACACCGTTTTCGGATGTGATAAGCGGCGACATCTGCGAGATGGTCGGGCCGGTTCGGTCGCCGACCAGGTTGAATCCACCGAAGAATGCGTGGCAGCGCGGAAACCAGGCGCCATCGACGCGCGAGATCGGCGCGCTCTGGTTCGGGTAGGTTGGGTCTGGAACCTGAGAGCTTCGCTCGTGCCACTCATCGCTCGCAGTGTCGAACACCCAGGTCTTCCCTGCGTTCTGGAACGTGAGGCAGTAGAACTGGTGCCCGTGCTGCTGGTAGGTGAAGGCGAACGCGTCAGAGATACCGATGTAGGTCGAGATCTCCGCTTCCATCGCGTGCGTGCTCACGCGGATCGCTTGCAGTCCAGAGGCGCGCATGACGATCGCGCCGCCGTTTGCGTCCTGCGCGAGCCACATCATCGAGCGGCCGATCGCCGCCGCCGACATCGGCGCGCTCGTTCCGTAGGGGATATAGGTGCCGGTGATCCGCTGGAAGACGTTGTCGTCGGTCGTCGTCGCCCAGATCTCTGTGGACTGCGCGCCGATGAGGTAAAGCTCGCGCTCCAGCGTGATTGTCCGCTGCAACTTGTCGTTCACGTTCTCCGCGGACGCAAAGTCGAGCGCATCCCAGGACTGCGGGTCGAATGGCGCCGACCAGTAGAAGACATCGTTGTCCGGTCCATGCACGATGAAGTACCCGTCGAGCGCGCAGCAAGACTGCGGGTTGGTCGGGAAGGCGGGACCAGAGATCGGAAGCAGCGTCGGGACAGCGTCGGTGCGGTTGAAAGACCAGGCTTGACCACCGTTGACGATCATCACCTGGTCGCCGGCCTGCGCGATCACCGCATACGGAGAATTGAACAGGCCGAGCGTGATCTGCCCGAGGAACACTCCGTTCTGGATCTGCGGCACCCAATAGGCACCGTCGCCGGTCACGATCACCAGGCCGCTCGGGGTCGGTTCCATCGCGAGGATCGGCGCGTTGCCCACGGTAGCGATCAAGGTGTGGCCTGGGGTGCCGTAGAGCACCTTCCCCTTCTCGGGGTCGGCCTCGATGTAGAGGTTCACGCAGCGCTGCGTGCTCGCCTTCCACGAGGCGGCCTTGTACGCCGAGCCGACGAATCCGGCGAACGGAACCTTCGCCATCAGAACCCCCCGGCAGCGACCACCCACGCAGGCACAAGCCCACGGTGGTTGTCCACGCCCGTGAACTCGCACGCGACCCGCTCATCCGACAGGTTGTTCTGCTGGATGTTCGCACGGGCGCGATTCGCCAGCATCGCGAGATCCTTCGGGATCGAGCGTCCGTACTCGGGGCAGGCGCGCTCGGCCAGCGAGAACACGAGCGCATCCTCGTAGCCTGGCGGCAGCGAAACGACGACATCGAGGTCGGCGTACTCGGTCAGGATCGTCCACAGACCCAGGCGCAGCGTCAGCCCGGCGACCGGCAACTGCCAGAGGTTCGCGACGCCGAGCGGGTAGGACGGCACATAGTAGAGCGCGCTCGGGTAGGCATTGCCGAGGTTCTTGATCGTGATCCCGGCCCACACCTCGGCCGGCACGATGTCGATCGACCGATCGACGTTCGTTGCGTCCCTGGTGAACGCATACTCGATCCGCGGCGGCCGCACGCTGACGTTGATGTTGCCGGCCGGGCCGATCGTCACCGAGGAGGTTCCGGCTGGCATCGCGAACGTCTGCTCGGTCAGGGCATAGCAGAAGAGTCGCTCCGCCTGCCACGCGTCGAGCATCATGTTGAGCGACAGCAACCCGTCTGCGGCGTCGTTCGGGTCCATCGGGTCGCCCGCGCCGATGATCGTAGCCACCCGCAGCGAGCGCTGAATCAGATCACGAACTGTCCTCGTGCCAGCCATTGCAGATCCTCAAGAAAAAAGGGGCGGCACTGTGGCCGCCCCTCGTTGCCAGGCGAGAAGTTCCCCGACTACGGGAACACGCAGTACGACACCCGCGTCGATGCCGTGGCACCGGCAGTGACATGGATCGTCAGCGTGCCGGCGCCGCACACAACGCGCTCGACGCGCAGCGCGGTGCCGTCAGCGGCCGCCTGAGCGACCACTGCGAACCCCTTCATCTGCGCGGTGATGTTCGCGTTGGTGATGACCACCGAGGACGCAGCGATTGCGACGTTGGCGACGCCGACAACCACCGGACCCCAGGGAACTGGGGCGCCATCGGTCGTCTGCGCGCCGGTCGTCAGCGTGCCGCCGCTGACCGCGAGTTTCTGCGCGATCAGCGCTGCTTCCAGTTCGGACGGGAAGTCCCGAACGGTCCCGGCGGGCGCGCCGCCGTATGCTTTGATGAGAGTGACAGTCATGTCGGTTCCTTCCGATTACCCGTTGGTCGCGATGCGGCAGCCCAGTTCGGGGTAGGTCGCGGCCCATCCGAAGAGAACGTCCAGACGCATATTGGAAACGTCGTTGCCGGCGTCGTAGTACTCGGTGACCTTCACCGTGAACCCGTCGTCGGACATCTGCGACACCTTCACGCCTTGCCCATCTGGCACGAACATCGGCACCATCGCGAGCGTGTACGCATCCTCGTGGAACGCAACCGAGGTGTCGTAGGCTTGCGAGGAACTGCCGAGGATCACATACGGCGAACCGTTGGTCGGCGATGCCGTGCAGTTCTGGAACGCGCCGGTCGGCGTGATCGCGGGCGAGATGCTGATCGAGGTGGCGCCGACCAGTGCATCGGCCGTCACAACGAACTGCTTCAGCACGCCCGTGCTCATGCGGGTCTGCGGGTTCACATCGAACACACCAGGCAGCGTGATCACCGTGCCAGCGGCCAGCGTGCCGCCAGCGATGGCGACAACCGTCAGCGTCGAGCCAGTGATGTTTGCGGCGTTGATGTTGGTCGCGGTCGCGGCACCGTTGGTCTGACGCGCGACGTTCTGACCCATCCCGATGTTGAACCCGAGCGAGTCCACCACCAGGCCCGAACCGTACTGCTTGCCGAGCGTGGCAGCGTTGTTGAACAGGCCCGACAGCCCCTGGATCGAGGCAGCGTTCAGACCCGTCGAGAGAACGACGTTGCGGCGGCCGTCACGCGGCGCAGCGTTGTCGTCCAACTTCCGGCCGGCGCCCGTGAAGAGTGCCAGCGCTTCAGCGGCCGTCGCCGGCTGAACCATCGTCGTCGTATTGACCGACACCTGGTTGAACGTCGCCGAGCGCGCCAGGTCAAGACCTTGACGCTCGATCTCGTTCGCCACCGTGGCGACCGCGGCCTGCAGCGCTTTCTGCAGATCCGGGTTCGTGATGCTGACGGTGCGCTCGACCAGGGGGAAGTTGATGTCGCAACCACCCTGCGAGAGGGTCAGCGGGACAGTCGTCTGCACGGTCGCCTGGGGCGCCGCAACGCGACCGGCGCGGTAGGTGTACCGCGGGGGGCGTTTGATGTTGATCGTCTGACCCGGAGCGTAGCCCCGCGACAGATTGCCTTTGAACTCGTCCTCGTACCGGCGATTCACGCCTTTCGAGAACACGAGCATATTCTTCAGGATCGCGAGGGATTCCTTCGCGACGACACTGGTTGTTGCAAGAGTGTTGGCAGCCATGTTTCCTTATCCCGCAGTTACTTTCGGCCCCACCAGGCTCCCTGCTTGCGACGATGCGCTTCGTACTCCGCTTGCGACATCTTCGACACATCTCCAGAACCCCCGCTGCTCGATCCCCCGATGGGGTCGATGGGCGGCGGCGCCTTCGACTGCTGCCTGACAGGCTTCGCTTCAATTCGCGCTTCGATCTTTCCGATCTCGCGCACCTGAGCAGCGGGATGAAGTCTCGCGATTCGCAGCGCTTCGTTCGGATTCTTCCCGAGGTAATAGGCCACATCCGGCCCGATCTCACTGTCCTTCATTGCCTCTGCCATCACCGGAGTGATCGCGAGGTCGTCGGCCAGTGCTACCTCTTCGTAATCCGCATACTTCCCGGCTGCCGCGGCTTGCCGCTCTGACCAGGACGCTTCGCGCTGCTCGACAGCCTGTGCTCTGCGCGCTTCAACCGCACGCTGCTCGAGAACCGTCAGTTGTTGAGCAATCCTGAAGTCAGCTTTCGCCTCCAGGTACTCCTCGTATGACGCGAAGTCCTCTCGCTTCGGCGGCCCGCTCGGTTGCTGCGTCACCGGAGGTTCACCGTGGACTACGGTCTTCTCCAGCACGGCGAGCAATCGCTCGTTCATCCGCTGCGCGTCGCCAGCCTGGCGCCGCAACTCATCCAAACGCTTTTGCACTCCCTTCGGTTGGTCCGACTTGGGTGCAGCACCCTCGTCGCCTTCCTTCGGTTGTGCTCCGGTCTGCTCTTCTTGACCGGCCGGTATTTCTTTCGCTTCCGGTTGCGTTGCTGGTGCCGATTCAGCGACTTGATCCTGCGGGATCGCGGCTACTGCTTCTTGCTGTTCAGGCATTACTCACCTTCAAGGCCCAGTGATGACGCACTGGTACGTTGGCGGCAAGGTATGCGACGAACGGAGGGA